ACTGATGTTTTCCAGATTCACAACTAAGTTTGTAAATGATTGGATGCAATCTTTGTCTAGAACATCAAGGGCGAAAGAGATGTATCCTGTTTGCATACGGCAAATATTCAAAGCTGCCATATTGAAGTATAACGATTATGACCGTGGGCTTATCCAGATAAAAACGAATCCTTGGCCAAAGATTGCTATTCCTAAATCCGATAAGCCGGAACATAAGGCCATACCTGCTTCAGAAATAAAAAAATTCTTTGAATTGCCTCTTCCTCCTTCAAAGATGAAATGTCCACTCCCGGAATTAGCTCAAGATGTTGCCAAGATGGTGATGTGTTTGGCGGGCATAAATACTGCAGATTTGTATCATCTGAAGGTATCCGATTATAAAGATGGGAAAATTTCCTATAATAGACGAAAGACGGCTAAGTTTAGGCGTGATGGTGCGTATATGGAACTGGATGTGCCAGATATTTTAAAAGACTTGTTTGAAAAATACAAATCTGAAGATGGGGATGAATATCTTTTTAATTTCCATAAACGTTATTCTGATGATGACATTTTTAATGTGAATGTGAATGGTGGTCTAAGGAAAATTTGTCAATTCAATGAACTTTCAGAATCATATTGTGTCTACACCTTCCGGCATAGCTGGGGAACGATTGCGAGAAATGATATAAGGGCAACTATGTATGATGTGGCGTTTGCCATGAATCATGCAAGCGCCCATAAAGTGACGGAGGTATATGTCAAGCCAGATTACTCGATTGTTTCGGAGTTAAACCGGAAAGTGATAGATTTGGTGTTTTATGATAAGTTGCCGGATTTATTGGAAGATGATGTAGATGTGGAGCAAACTCAATTTAGAATATCATTCAAAAACATGGTCCGTGGCGCTGTGTTTTTCCAAGAGAAGAAAATATATTCGTTCGAAGATTTGGGGTATAACAATGTTGACGATGTAATTTCCGAGTTAGTAAAGCATCTTCCGGAAGATATGCCTATTGGGAGTAAAGCGTTGTTTAGGGTTGATAATCTGGACAAAAAAGAACACAGATTTTACGAACGGCAAAAAGGAAAGGGTTTTTCATAGGAACGGCAATCTTTTGGGTAAGCCTTTTATTTGTTCCAAAATAACAGTTACTACATTACTTGCAATGCCTTACTTTGTAAAAAGTAAGAATCTATGAATAAGGTCAATGTTGGGCTGGGAGGTATAAGCCGTAATACAGATGATGGCGTGTCAAAAGACGGGATGTGCTCGGAACTGATAAATGCACGTCCTAAAAACGGATCGATAGAACCCGTTGGGAGGCCAATACTTGAACGTCAGTTTGCAGAGGGGAAATCTCCGGTATTTGTGCACAAAAACGGCACGTACGAGCATTTGATTTCGTATGCCAATGACATTGTCCTTTTCGATAGTGATAAAGTGGCCGGGCAATGGGTTATAAAGAACATCGCTTTCGCGCAGATACCTGGCGTAAAGCAGATACAATCTGTCGGGAATATCCTCGTTATGGCGACAGACGAAAGTATCCATTATGCAATATTCATAGGTGGGGAATATACATATCTTGGTGATCAGATTCCGGAACCGTCGATCCGTTTTTCTTGCATTAAAGAAGAAGCTGTCTACTCGGATGATATATCGTGTAATTTGGAGCCAGCAGTCCGTCTTCAGGATGTTGGAAGCCTTGCAACATTGAACGAGGCCGGGGAGAAGATTATTACCAATTCTTTCAAAGCAAGTTATTACAAACTGTTGCAAGAAGATGTGTATGATGCAGGGCATGTTATATATCCCATCCTTGTAAGGTATGCCGTAAGGCTGTTCGATGAGAGCTACGTGATGCATTCGTCCCCGCTGCTGGTCGGCGAGCCGAATTTTATTAGGATGGCAGTAAGTAAAACCAAATTTGATTTTGATTCCCTGTCGGTGGAAAGTTTTACTTATAAACTTATCGCAAACCCTCGGACCATAGGCGTTAAATATGATTTATCCGGTTTGTCCGGCTGGAAAGATGTCGCCTCGTCTGTGGACATATTCGTTTCAAGACCGTTTGTAATCAATGATCTTGATAGTACGATAAAAACAGTGACCGTTTTGGACGAGAATAATATGATGGTGGATCTCCCGTTTAAGTCGGAAAGCGAATTGCTTGAAGAAATAGGGGAAATATCTAATTTTTATCTTGTCAAAAGCATTCCGATCGGAGATATATCGAACGGGTTTGAAAATATATTTGCCGAAGGCAAGGCATTTAAGAACCTGGAACAGCAAGATGTCGCAACTGATGATGATTTTACGAGGAGCAGGATAACCGGAAACCTGTATACATATAACGGAAAGCTGCATGTAGGGAACATCCGGGAAAAACTTGCCAAACCCTATCCTCTGGTAATGTTTGCAGTTAGCGACATTAACGAATTTACGGTAAATACGGAGGTGCATGTCAAGACGGAAAGCGGAATGAAAATAGTACATGGAGCAAGTATGGCCTATGGTGCTATGGTTTCCCCATACCTGTCTTACCCGGATTCACGGGCGGTCAAAATGATTATCTACAATGATAAATATTACGATGAGATTCCGTTAAAGCCACATCCTTTTTTGAACATAGCCTATAGCCTAAAAGGACTTTATCCTTACTCGATAACCGATAAGTATGGGACCTATACGCCTTTGCCAGAAGATTCCGTGTCGGTTGCTCCCAACAAATTGAAGGTATCAAATGTCTCAAACCCGTTTTATTTTCCCGCCAAACAAACATATACGGTTTCAAGTCGTAACATAGTGGCAATGGCTACAGCGACAACGGCCTTGTCGACGGGCCAATTCGGGCAATTTCCTCTTTATGTGTTTACGGGCGAAGGTGTTTTTGCTTTATCGGTCGGAACCGGCGATATCGCTTATGCAAATTCTTTTTCTGTGACACGGGATGTATGCAATAATCCGGATTCCATTGTTTCCACTGACGATGCAATTGTGTTTTCTACAGATTCGGGGCTGAAGATCCTATCGGGATCGACTGTAAGAGATATATCGTCCGACATGGACGGTTATCTTCCTACGGTAGTCGACAGTTCACCTATAATTAAGAAAATTGCAGGTGTGGGTGGATTCAGCGACAAACTTTCCTCCACTGAATTTATTTATTATTTGGAGGAAGCAAAGGTCGGGTATAACTATGAAGACAAAGAGGTTATTGTAGCAAACCGGAACTACCCATATTCCTATGTGTTCAATATGCAATCGGGTAGCTGGTACAAGATTTCCGCTTCAATCAACCGCTTTCTTAACTCTTATCCAGAATGCTTGGCCGTGTTCAACGACTACGGGGTTTACAATATGCACAATGGGCATAGGACAGTCAACAAAATACTGTTACTGACTCGTCCTATCAAGTTTGGTACGCTTACCCATAAACGCATCGTGCAATCAGCTATTCGTGGCGTAATACGTCCATCCGAATCATTAGTATATTTTCGCGGAGAAACGGTTAAATTCAGGGATCAAGAGATTTTGGCTTTCAGCAAATGTGGCTTCTATATCTTGGGTAGCAACGATGCCGAACACTTTATTCTGCTGTCCGGACGTGAAAAGATTGAAGACGTACGCGACCTTATTACCAAGATGAACAAAACGAAAGCGTTCAAATATTTCATGATAGCTTTGGTCGGGGGGATACGTACGGATGTCGCGTTAAATTATATTGAGTTTATGGTGGATGAAACCTACACGAATCGATTGAGATGAGCCGGTATTGCGTATAATGTGGACAACCGCTAACTCTAAAACTTAGCGGTTGTTCTTTTAAAAGTTGAGAGGAAGAACAGGGCGTCTGACGTGTTTTCTTCTTTGGTTTATCCGATGATTGATATCAGACCTGATAATTTCCAATTCACTTGCGTCTGCCATGTCTGGGGCCACTCTTTTATACCATTTGTATAGAGTATAGGCCGACATATAATCTTTTATGCCGTTTGTAATAGCCCGGTTCTGATTTGTATCGTATGAATCAGGCATTTGGCATGTAAAAATAAACTTTTCTTTTTGATCTGCAGGCTGTGATGGCGAAAGATGGCCGGACAGCAAATCGGTAATCGCTGATGCTGCCGTATTGATATACTCGTTAAGAATATCATCGTCATCGTCGCTTGCCTGTGTTTTTGTTGCATGGTTGATACGGGAAAGTTCGCCGTCCTTGTTTGCTTCACCTGTTACAAAGGCTTCTGTTTTGACCTGTAGAAGCACATCTTTTTTTGTTATTTCAAATTGAACAATCATATTCTTTGAGGTCTTGTCCTTCTTGAAAGAAGTAGGTTAATATTGAGGATATTGTTTTTTGCATATTCGCTGTATTTTTCCGCATCTTTTTCTTCCTTTGCGATAAAAAACCAGTTGCAACATGCTTGATTGATGATATACATTTCCATTTCTGATTGTAACGCTTTGGATGCAGTCTTGTCAAAATTCGGAGGCGTCTCGATGGTTATTCCGTCGTCTTTTAACGCTGGATGATACATTGAAACGAAAGCGGTCATAGATATGATCGAACTACTAATGAGATCGTCGATAATATTTCTTTCGTCTTCCGTCACTGCAATGCGATCCAGTCCGTTTTCAGTGTTTTTGCCTATAAAGCCAGTTATTTTGGAGATACTTTCAAATACCGAAGCTTTGTTGATGTTGATTATCGTTGTCATACTGTATCTTATTTTGATGCGTTTTTTAAATCTTCTATACTTTTTGATATTGCACTTGCAGTCGACTCTGTTCCTTCCTCACTGAAGGGTTCGGCTGCTATAGGAGGCAATACATACTTTAGCACATTGATATATGTGCTAAATTTAGCAGGGGACTCCTTCGGTAGTTCTTCCCAATATTTGACAAAGTCGCTGAAATGGTCAATAATAAAATCCGACATCTTCATGCGAATTTCCAACTTAATCTTGTTTGGTGTTCCTTTTACTCTTCCCCCGACTTTCGGTGCTCCTTTCGGTCTTGCCATATATAGTTTGTAAATAGTTTTTATTGCAAATATAACAATGTATGAAACAATAATATATGATTATTTAATTAAAGTATCAATTTAACATGTGCGTAGTGGTCCTGTAATCTTACATTTGTGGAAAAAAGTATTGATATGTTGGGATTAATAGGAGGTGGTTTAGGGCTTGCAAGTTCAATGTTTGGAGGTATCAAAGCGGCTAAGGAAAGGAAGCGTCAGGATCGGATTATTCGCGAAGCCAAACAGCGGAATGAAGATTTCTTCAACAGTGAATATTACCAAAATTATATGGATCGATCGGATGTGCAGGCGGCCATGAAGCGGGTAAGGGATACGATGAGAAAAAGCAACCGAGCTGCTGCAGCTTCGGCGGCTGTAACAGGCGCAACCCCGGAAGCTGTCGTTGCACAAAAGCAGGCGAATAATGAAATTATCGCTGATGCCGCGTCCGGCATTCAGGCGAATGCCGATGCGTATAAGAACAATGTAAAATCCCTGTACCTAAACCAGCAGAATGCACTTGATCAGGCTCGTCTTGGTCAATCAGTCATGTCGGAAAGGGGGTATGCCGGTATGGCTGGTGGTGCTTTGCAGACTGCTGGTAACCTGCTTGGAAACTCCAAATTAGCGGGTAAGATGGTAGATAGATTGGGAAGTGTGTGGAATAAATAAGGATTGATATGGGATTATTATTCGAGAAGCTAAAAGCAAGACAAAAGCCGGACGGCACGTTTACTCCGGCTCCTGCGGAAGATACGCCTATGTTATCCGGTTCTTCGTTAAATGTTCCTCGACCGGAATATCCAGATAAAGTAGAGGTGGAACCGGTATCACAAACAAGCATTAAGCCTCAAACTATATATGATATCGTAAGTCAGTACGGCAGGCCGCGCTCATATGAGAAAGAGGTTGCAGAAGCGGAACGGCAGAAAAAACTTGGGATGTTATCGGATATATTGGGGTTAGGTGTCAATCTTGCGACTGGTGTAGCCGGTCGTAGGATATTTGACCAGCCTCGATCGAACACAAGCATAGCTGATGCAAGATTGCAAAGACTGAAAGATCTTCAGCGGACAGATAACACCCGATTCGATAATGCTCTTCTTAATGCCCGCTTACAGGATTATCAAAATGAAAGGGCCGCTTCTGCTGCAAAAGCTACTGCTGATTGGAATAAGTATAAGTTTGATATTGACACTCAACTTAAACTTGCAGAGAATACCCGTCGAGCAGCAAAGGATAAAGCAGATGCAGAAATACAGGCGGAGAGGGATAAAAAAACGGCTGAATACAGAAGGCAGAATCTTGATCTCCAGCGACAAAAAATTGCTGCAGGTCTGGACAAAGAAAAAAGAAAAGATAAGTTCGATTATTTGATTGGCCAGAATGGGCGAAAAACAGTGATACCTAAAGACGAAGCAACCGCGGTAGCTGGGTATTTATACAATAGGATGCAGGAAATAATAGCTTCTAATCCTAACGACAGGCGTACAGTTGACGATATAAAAATGCAAATGGGCGAAGGCGGAGATCAGTCAACTAAGATGCTATCTATTGTGAAGAGGAAGATAAAGGATTTTCCAGAGTTACAGGATGAATTGGAGTCGATTATAAACGGGGCATATGAGCCGAAAGATGCACAGCAGACCGTTTATGAATATTTACAGCGATTTTTTCCAAAACAGGAGTATAGCGGGCCGTATCGTCCTCCTGAATACTTGAATGGAAAAGAGGTTGTTGATTTCAGTCCGGAACAAGAAGTGATTAAGTATAAACCGAAAAGCAAATAAAGTTATGCCTATTTTTGAAAACAAGGGGGTTAAGTATGATGTTTCCCCAGAATATATACCTGATTTTGCATCGGAATATCCAGATGCTGTGACAGTAATTGAGAGGCCGGATAAGCCGTATCGTGTCAAGGCATCACAATATGATATATTCATGCAGCAACATCCAGAGCCAAATATTTCCGTAGATGAGAGGCGGAATACGGATAATTTCTTTGGGGATTTTGGCGAACGTCTTGCTGCTGGCGCTGGCCGTCTGGTAGGCTCTTCTACCAATTTACTGAAAAAGATCACTACCCCTGTTGAATCTGCTGTGGATTGGGCAAATGAGTATACTAAAGGGGCAGCTGGTGCGGCTGCACAGTCTCTTGCGAGTACTATTCCTGGGCTTGGTATGATTGCTCATATTCCAGATAAGAATGCTGGTTTGGAAAGACTCTCTAAAAACGCAGAAGCGTTCGCAGAAGATATGCATGAACGGTCGGATCGCTATAAAGGAAAAAGTTTTTCAGACCTATGGAGCGAGGGCGATTATCAAGGGGCGTTCGGTTCAGCTTTTTTGGATGCAGCCGAATCTGCTGCGACTTCTGCTGCTATTGCTGCAACAGGTGGTGCGGGACTTGTTGCAGCAGGGCTTACTACTGCTTCTGACAAATATGACGAATTGAGCCGGGAAAATCCAGAAATGGGCGAAACTTTAAAATGGGCTAATGCGATTGGAACGGGTGCGGCTGAAAGTTTGTCTGAAGTCTTTGGTGCAGGGATGATGGGCCGTGCGATAAAAAACATCCTACAGAAGAACGGCCGTGAGGCTGCCGCCAATCTTATAAAGAAGAATTTTCTTGACAAGATAGCCTCTTTTGAGGGGAAGCATTGGTTCGCAATGCCGATAGCCTCAGAAGGCTTGGAAGAAGCAGGAAATGCTCTTGCCGGTTATGCGATAGACCGATTAACAGGTGTAGAGCGTGATGACAACATATTTAAAACGATGCTTGATGCTGGTGTTGCTGGTTCGATGGGAGGTGCACAGTTTTCTCCTTTTATTGGTGCAGTCAAAGGATATAGTGCTTATCAAAAACGAAAAATCACGAATAGATATAAAGAATCTTCTACTTTCGCCGGGGAAATCCTGCATGAAGATGTGGAAAAGTTTAACGACGCGATCGTTAATCGATTGAAAAATCCAGAGTCGATACAGTCTTTAATCGATAATGTTGCGTCGGTTAAGAGCTTGACGCCGGAGAAAAAGCGAAAGCTTGAACAATACACGATTGATCTGCTGAATTACAACGGATATGTAGACTATGTGCAGTCGCGTATTGATGAAGAAACAAGACGCCGTATGGATGATGTTGACCGAACGGCCAATAAAGACATGGGGCAAGTTGTTACAGTCAAATTTCCTTCTTCAGACCAGCCGGTTTATATAACAGGCGGTAATATTGTTTTTGACGAAGAAGGATTGGTGGATGCAAAACAGTCGGATGATATTTTGTATTATCTTGATGAAAATGGCAAAGTCCAGCAAGGACGACCTGAAATGTTCGATAGTTTGATCGAACAGTATCCAGTTGAGCAATTATATGCCGATATCATAAACACAGTCCCCGGCGAAGTGATTGCACAAGAAGAGATGGAGTCCGAAGCAGCAGATATGCAGCCGGTGATGTTTAATCCTGGCGATTTGGTGAATTTGGTGGACGGTCGTCAAGGGATAGTGCAGCAGATGAGCGATGATGGAGGTGTTATCGTTGAAGTTGATGGCATGACGGAAGAAATAGGGTTGGATTCTATTATTGACAATATGTCAAAAAATAAAACCCAAAATGAAGGTTCTTTAACGGATGAAGACAGCAAAGTGTTAGAAAATGTGCCGGAAAAGATGTTGGAGAGTGTTGTCGCATCGTTACCCAAACGAAATGACGGGACGATCGACTATAAGGCCATGACTCCACAGCAGCAATATGAATATACGTCCCTTTCCGAATCTCCTCAGACGGCTCTTGAAGATTTGCGTGCGGATATAGAGAATAAACGAAGTGAAATATCCAAGTCTGAATCTCGGATTGAGAAAGCATCGGGTGGGGAACGTGCATCGTTGCGGGATGAAATACGTGTAAAAAAACAGGAATTGGCAGATCTGGAAGCGTTTTACCAGACTGTCACGCCAGATGTGGATGCTTCTGCCGAAGGAAATGTTATTTTACCAGAAGGTGTTATTGCATCCCAGACAGAAATTCCGATTAACCAAGAGTCAAATACTCCAGAATCATCTATTCCCATGGACGAGGCTGGTAATCCTATTTATCATCAGGCGGAAATCAGTGATACTTTAGATGCTCTTCTTGACGGTTCCCTAACACTTGAAGAAGTGGACCAGTTTGTAAATAATCATATTTCTGATGCAGAAAGGCGTTTAACCGAGTCGGGCAAAAAGGCTCCTGTGATGGAGCTTGATATAGACAGTTATAAAGCCAGAAAAAAAGAGTGGGAAGAAGGGCGGAAGCCTATCGAACAGGAAAAGAGCTATTGGGAAGATATTAAATCAAAATTGCAGGATGCCCGTGTGAAACCGGGTGAAGAAGCTGCCATTAATTTAATGCGTAATACTGCACCACAAAGCGGGGAGGAGATGGCTGCACAAATGCTGGCCAATGGTTCTATAAAGTTGCTGCAGGATGATTATCGACGTGAAACCGGGGGACGTATGTCTGAATCCCGTTCGCTGTTTGGATTGTTTGCCGGGAAAGATAAAGGTGGTGTATCGATAGAGCGTGCCGGCGAAATCCTGATGCAGGCGGATTTGGAGAACGGTACTAATTTCTTTGACCAGAATGATCCGAATGCCGGTCGTAATGCTATTATTGAGGTGCTCTCGACAGCGCGTACCCGTGGCGATCTGATCAACTACATCAAGAATCGCCGCGAAGCGAAAGCCGAGGAGATGCGGCAGGCAGAATACAACGAGTATGCCAGCTGGTGCGAAGAAAACTATCACATGTCCCCAGAGGACTACGAAGCCTACGAAGAGGATCTGCGTAGGCAGGCTCAAACTCTCACAGATGAAGCGGTCGAATACGTCAGCGGGGAAATTGCTGATGAAATAAGAGACATCGAAGAAGAACTCTCTGAGATAGATGCTATCTTAGCGGAAAATAAAAATAATCCAGATGAAACAATTAAACGAGATGACGAAAGAAGAACTGGCAGCTTACACGAAAGAGGCGATCAGTTATTGCAAGGAGAACAATCTGTACCGACCGGGCGAACTGGTGAAATTGAAACAGAACATCCGGGAATTGATAGCGGTATCCGTAACGCGGATGGAGCTGCACAAGAAAGCGCATCCAGAGAAATAGATAGGCAGGGTAATCCTATAGACTCCGAAGGTAATCTTATTATCGAGGATGTAAGTAGTGTATCGGATATAACAGATGAAGACTTTACATCTCCTTATCGCACTATAGGGTTGCCCGCTGTTCCAAAGAATGTGTCTGATGCAATCGGAGCTGACGGAAAGCGTGTTATTATAAAGAAGAACATATTCGAGAAGAACGGCAAGGCTCATGCCTTTACTCCTCAATCAAGTAGGGATATATTGGAGAGAGCTTTATATAATCCTGACATTGTAGGACAGTCGCAGCCGAATACCAAAAAGAACCACTGGATTGTAATAAAGTTGGATGATAAAAGTCCGATAGTTGTTCTTGAAGTAAACAGCAACAAGGATAATGTGGAAATTGTTGGGTGGTACACTCTGGATAATAGGAATCTTGACAGAATAAAAAGACAAGCCAAACGTGAGGGCGGCGAACTCCTCATACTGACCTCTAAAGAGGCGGCGGCAAGCCTTTCCACTCTTCCGTCTGACTTGTCTTCTACCGACAAAGATACTAATTTATCTCGTAATAACAGTGAGTTAGGCGAAAAAATTGCAGATGCCGAAGCGAATACCGATATAAATCCTACCGAAGCCCAGAAGGAAGCCGGCAATTACAAGAAAGGGCATGTGCGTGTAGGTGCATTTGATATTAGCATCGAACAACCGAAAGGTTCTGTTCGTAGTGGTGTGGATGCTAATGGCAAGAAGTGGGAAACGACCATGCAGAACACCTACGGCTACATTCGTGGTACGGAGGGCGTGGACGGCGACCATATAGATGTGTTCCTATCTGATGATATTGACGGGTGGAACGGTCGAAAAGCGTTTGTGGTGGATCAATACAACGAGGATGGCAGCTTTGACGAGCATAAGGTAATGCTTGGCTTCAATGAGGCGGCCGATGCCGAGACGGCTTATTTCGCCAACTATGACAAAGATTGGGCGAAGAAGCACAAGACGGTGGTAACCCCCGTAAACTTGGAGGATTTTGAGAAGTGGATAGGTAGCAGCCACCGCAAGACAAAAGCGTTTGCAGAATATAAGAGTGTAAAGACAGAAGACGTTCCTCAAAAAGCGGAATCTTCTGTTTCCGGCAATGGATACACTATTGAGCCGGCACAATACACTACCAAGCGAGGCAAGGTATTGGACATGCACCTTGTAAAATTTCAGTCGGAATTGCGCAAGGAAGTTCAGAAGCACACAGCCATGTTCGCCAAAGAGATGAAAGGCTGGTGGGATAGAGAAAAACGTGGATTTATGATGCGTAGTGAAGAAGATGCCAGACGATTGGTTGACTACGCCACAGATACACAATCACAACCCCCATTATCCCTGTCCGATTTGTCTAAGGTCAATGACGGTGATGTGCAGTTTGCAGAGTCTCCACAGGCGAAAATACAGAAGCAGGAAGAAAAGCAGGAATATACCCCTGTATGGCAATACTCTGTTTCCGTTGACAAGGAAACAGGATATACCACATTGAAGCGTGATGACGTGAGCGGCTCTATCCCTATTGGGGATGGACATTTCAATTACACAGCAAACAGTCCTGAAGAAATGTTGGAGATTGTGCGCAATCCTAAGAATTTCGATCAGGAGCTGCGTGATGCTGTTGAAACTATTCTTGAAAACAAGGTCAAGATTAGGGAAATTGCACGTGCAGAAAAAGCAGAAACCGTAAAGCAAGAGCCTAAGTCGGAAAATAATCCGAGCGGCAACCGTCTTGTTACCGATGAACGGTATGCGGAGCTTCGCGAGCGTATGCGCAAGAAACTTCTCGGTCAAATGAATATCGGTATAGATCCAGAGATACTTGCTATCGGTACGGAAATGGCTGTGTATCATTTGGAGAAAGGATCGCGGAAGTTTGCCGAGTATGCAACGGCCATGATTGCAGACTTGAGTGATGCCATACGTCCATACCTTAAAGCGTTTTACAACGGTGCGAGGGATCTGCCCGAAGTTTTAGAAAATGGTTTGAACAAAGAAATGTCTTCTTACGATGAAGTTCAGGCATTTGATGTAACCAATTTTGATAAACCTGGTATTGACATTTTTGCGACTACTGAAACCATAGCGAGAGAAGCAGAAGTAAACAAGGAAGTTGAAATTGCCGAAGAACGTATAAAGAAAACTCGTTCGACGCGCAAAAAGATTGAGAAAAAAACAATAATTTCGCGTAAATCAAACAGCTTAGATTTGTTTGACAATCAATTTGATAATAACGAAACTAATAACAAAGATGGATTACGAAGAAATGATGCAGTTCGCTCCGAAGGATTGTCAACCAACGGTAATCGACACGGGCAAGGATTATCAAGAGGCACTGAAACAAGTGGCGAAAACGAACAACAAGCCGGTAGAGGAACTGACAACGAAAGAGAAGGAACAGGCGATGCAGTCGATAGGGCTGTGCGACCTCGACTTTCAGATTCCTTAAACGAACAAAGCATTGAGGGCAAACGCAAGAAAGAGATTGAAAACAACCGAAAACTTGCCGATGAACTCAAAGGTGTTACATTGCACCTGAACGACAAACTCGGAGGAGAGCATGAGGTTTCCGGTATTGTCTATTATGAACTTGCCAACGTATTCCATTGCAATGACAATATAAGCGGACCATTCCAAGTAACACGCAAGGAACTTGATGCTATTCTCAAAGTTGCACGCAAAAATGAGGACAAGAATACATTTGCCCCCAAGAATACCCGTAACAACCATTCGGAACGTGGCAAAGACCATGCTCCGACATCGGTAGATGCACGTGTCGAAGCCAACATCAAGGCTATCGAGCTTGCAAACCTGTTGCTTGAAAGTGGCGAACAGGCTACAGAAAAACAGATGCAAACCCTTCGCAAGTTCAGCGGCTGGGGCGGTTTGGGTAAGGCTTTCAACGAAGGTACATCGTATGTTCCTAACCCGATTGCAAAGAAGCTCCGTGAATTGCTTGGCGAAAAGGCGTATAAAGAGGCTGTAATGAGTGCAAATAGTGCCTATTACACTCCGGCATACGTTGTGGATACGCTTTGGGACATTGCCGAACAAATGGGTTTCAATGGTGGAAACATTCTTGAAGGTTCTGCCGGTATCGGCAATATCTTGGGGCAGATGCCTACAAACATCAGTGAGCGTAGCAATATCCATGCCATAGAGATTGACGGAACTTCAGGTGGTATTCTCTCGCTCCTTTATCCTGATGCCAAAGTGGAAATACAGGGCTTTGAGCAGACACGTATACCTAACGGCAGTGTGGATTTGGCTATTACCAATGTTCCGTTCGTTACCGGGCTCCGTGTAAACGATACTACGGGTGACAAAGATCTGTCGAAGAAATTCCACAATATACACGATTTCTGTATAGCAAAGAATGTGCGCAAACTGCGTGAGGGCGGTTTAGGCATTTTTATCACGTCCAACGGTACGCTTGACAACAGCAAGAAACTCCGTGACTGGATTGTGAGCGAGGGAGGTTCAGACTTCGTGGGTGCTTTCCGTATGCACAACAAGACTTTCGGCGGCACCGGAGTAACCTCTGACATCGTTGTTATTCGCAAGCGTGTGAACGGACAGAAGTCTGCCCATGCCATTGATGTAAGCGATGTGAGCGGAGAACGTATGACGGAGTACGACACTGGGAAAACACGCAAGGTTAAGGGCAAGGAAATGCCTGTCATCAAGCAACTTTCGATGGACTACAACCGATATTTCATTGAACATCCCGAAAATATGGCAGGTGAAATGCACTTTGCATTTGAGAAAGGCGCCACTTTCCGCCCGACAAGCAAGAGTTTATACCCTAAGCAAGACAAGAAGCAGGAAGATATGTTATCGGAGTTTGTCCGTTCATTCAGTGCAGAGGAATTTGGCGAACGCAACACAGAACTTGTCACTGATGCAATGCCCGGCAAGAAGATTGGCGAAGTGTTTGTCAAAGACGGAAAGCTGTACATCAACTCAACCGCAAGCGCACAACCTCTCGATGTGAATGTCAACAAAGTAAAGGGGCATACGAAAGTTGAATGTTTCAAGGCATACACAACTATTAAGGAAGCCCTTGCGGAAGTCCTTTCCTATCAGACCGAGAACGAAAGTGATGAGGGACTGAAGCCCTTGCTTGACAAACTCAACAAGGCATACGATGATTTTGTTTCCACATACGGACACTTCAACAAGAACACAGCCATTGCATTCCTCCGTAATGATGTGGACTATGCCAATGTGTTCGCTCTTGAAAAGTTTGAAGAAACGGCAGATGAAAAAGGGAACCGGGTACAGAAATTTGACAAGACCGATATATTTAGCAAGCGTGTTGTTGAAAAAGAGAAAGAGCCTACTCCAACCAATATTAAGGACGGTATTATTGCAAGTATCTTCAAATTCGGTCGTGTTGATGTACCATACATCGCTGAACAACTTGGTACAGGTATTGAGGATGTGAAGAAAGAAATAATCAAAAGCGGTTATGGCTTCGAGAACCCTGTAACCCGGCAGATGGAAGCATCGTATCAGTACTTGAGTGGAAATATCCGTGAAAAACTCCGTCAAGCAAAGGAAAACAACGAGAATGGGGAATTTGACCGTAACATCAAGGCTTTGCAGAAGGTTATGCCTATGGAAATTCCTGCGCATTTGATTGATTTTACCCTCGGAAGTTCTTGGATTGATCCGAAACTATATGAGGATTTCGTAAAAGAACGCACGGAGGTTGACGTACGGTTTACAGCTGTTGGCGGTACTTGGTTTATGAAAGAACCATACTTTACTAACTATGAAAAGAACCGTGCAATGGGTGTAACCAGTGAAATGCTCGGTCGAACCATTATGGGACACACGCTCATAGAAGCCGCCATTCAGAATAGAAGCATCACGGTTTCCACCACCAAGAAGCATTATGACGGCACAACCGAAACCATTACCGACAAGGAAGCGACACAGGCATGCGCTGCCAAGATTGACGAAATTCGTCAGGACTTCAAAGATTGGGCAAGGCAGAAGATGCAAGACGATCCGAAAATGTCTGCATTGATTGAACGTATCTATAATGACACGTTCAACAACTTTGTGCCGATGAGCATACCCGATGAGTTTGTGCCAGAATATTTTGGTGGTGCTTCGCATAAGTTCAAGATGCGCCCGCATCAAGGCAGAGCCATTGTAAAAGGCACACAGCAGCCTTTGTTGCTTGCCCATGAGGTTGGAACTGGAAAAACCTTTACTCTAATCTCCACCGCTATGGAAATGCGCCGTTTAGGGACTGCACGCAAACCGATGATTGTAGTACAGAACGCTACCGTTGGACAATTTGTTGCGAGCGCAAAAGAACTGTACCCCAATGCCAAGATACTGACACTTGAAGAAGCAGACCGTAATGCAGAAGGCAGAAAGAACTTCTATGCCAAGATACGCTACAACGATTGGGACATGATTGTCGTTCCCCAATCGACCTTTGAATTTATCCCTGACAGCGAGGAAAGGGAAATGGCTTTCGTGCAGGACAAGATTGAGGAGAAGATGCTTATTCTTGAAAAGATGAAAGAGGAAGATCCAGACGGAAAGAGCATGATTACTCGACAGGCTGAACGGGAAATTGAATTGTTAGAGGAACAGCTTGCCGAACTTACAAATAATGCTTCAAAAAAACGTACTGCCAACGATGAAAAGAAACGTGCAATAGCCTTGCAGAATGCAGAGGTTAAAGCTATGGAAATGCTTGATCGTCGGACTGACGATGTGGAAAACTTTGACGACATGAACATTGATGCTCTGCTTGTAGATGAAGCGCACGAGTATAAGCATCTCGGATTTGCCACTGCCATGCAACGCGGAGTTAAAGGCGTGGACCCGTCATACAGTAAGAAGTCGCAAGGCGTATTTCTGAAAACACAAGCCATTTTGGAAAAGAACAACGGACGGAACGTAATATTCGCCACTGGTACACCCATTAGCAACACCGCTGCAGAAATTTGGACATTTATGCGCTATCTCATGCCGGCTGACACGATGAAAGAGTACGGTATCTATTACTTTGATGACTTTGTGCGCAACTTCGGTAACATTCAGCAAATGTTGGAGTTTACCACAAGCGGAAAATTTAAAGAGAACAACCGTTTTGCCGGATATGTAAATCTTCCTGAACTGGTGCGTATATGGTCGGGAGTGTCTGATACCGTCCTGACTAAAGAAGCCGGTGGAGTAAAGGATAAGATTCCCGAAATGGAAGGAGGAAAGGTACAAGATCTTTATCTGCCACAGACACGTGCATTGCGTAGCATTATGAAGTTCGTAAAGAACGAACTTGAACAGTATGAGCAGATGAGTGGAAAAGAAAAGAAAGAGAATAGCCATATTCCTCTTACGATGTACGGTATTGCCAAAGCTGCAGCCGTGGATGCCCGACTGGTTCTGTCCGATACGGAGGACGATCCGAACAGCAAGACCAACGAAGCCGTACGCCAGACTTTGCGCTCACTGAAAGAAACAGCCGACTACAAAGGTACGATTGCCATCTTTGCTGACAATTACCAAAACAAGCAGAGCGGTTTCAACCTGTACGATGACATCAGAGACAAATTGATTGCAGAGGGTGTTCCTGCTGATGAGATTGTAGTAATGAGGTCGGGAATGACCGTCAAAAAGAAACTTGAAATCTTTGAAAAGGTAAACCGTGGCGAGGTTCGCGTGATTCTCGGTTCGACCTTTACGCTCGGTACGGGCGTGAACATTCAGGAGCGCTTGCATACACTGATACATTTGGATGCGCCCAACCGTCCTATGGACTATACCCAACGCAATGGGCGTATCTTGCGACAAGGTAACTTACACAAAGATATGGGTAAGCCTGTACGCATCTTGCGTTTTGGAGTTGAAGACAGTTTGGATGTTACCGCATACCAACGCTTGAAAACGAAAGGAGCCATTGCCGACAGCATCATGAACGGTAAACAGGTAATGACAAACAGTATGTCCAATCGTGTGCTTGAAGAGGAAGAGGATGTATTCGGTGATACTATAGCCCAACTCTCTGGAAGTGAATATGCGATGTTGAAAAATAATGCGGAAAAGAATGTACGCAAATATGAAAGTCGAAAAAAGCAATGGGAAGCCGATCAAACCTATATCCATAATGCTAAACCAAGATTAAAAGGCTTGATTAAAGATGCTGATGTACGTATTGAGAAATACAGCAAATTGTTAGCTGATATTCGATCTGCATTTCCCGATGGTAAGTTCAAAGAGATTGTTATTGGGAAAAATCATTTTACGGCCGTTGAAGGCATGGATGATTTTTTCAAAGAATATAATAAAAGTATACTTGCGGATGCCAAGAAGATAAAAGATGGTGATATTGCCGGTGATCAGACACGAGAATTAACCGTGCAGATTAGCAATTTCACTTTTAAAGTAAAAACCTTTTTGCAAAAGGAAATGAATCGGGACGGTGGTGCTTTGTTTGTAGAAGTACATCGTAAAATGTACTATTCCTGTCCCGAACTTGATTTAGAGGCAGTGCCTGTGAAGCAATCGTTACTACGTAATGCTATTGAAGACATTGTAAAAAATGTGATTACGGGTAAAGATGATGCCAACAGGTTGGAAGTTGCAAAGAATAGTAAAAAGCATAACGAGGCTGAATTGGAACAGCTTTTATCAAGAGAAGGTAAGCCTTTCGAATATGAGGATGAACTGGTGCAGGCGAAAAAACAATTTGAGGAGTATACCGAACTGATGAAAAAAGAGCTGAAGGAAAAGGAGGCCAAGTATGCAGAAATGGATAAAACTGTTGAAACAGCTACCGATATCGTTAATATCGGAGAAGAGGATGAAGCGCAGTCCCATATCAATCGTAAAGACGATAAGAATGTCCGCTTCCGCAGTGTTTCCGATTCTTTAATGGAAACCTCGTCTAAGTTTTCACAGGTGGCAGCCATTGAAGAATTGGCAAGTGGCCTACATATTCCGATACACATCATCCGGGATGTAAACGATATCACGGACGATGACAAAGATACTCAACGGAAGAAACGAGGGTCCAAAGGTTGGTATGATATGGAAACTGGCGAAGTATATTTGGTTTTGCCCAATGCCGAAAACATCGCCGACGCACAAGCGACCATTTTACACGAGGTCGTTGCGCATAAGGGGCTTCGCGGACTATTAGGAGAAAAGTTTGACGACATGATGGATTCTGTCTATCGCAACCTACCGGAAGATGTGCGCCGTAAGGTTACCCGTGCCGGACTTTCCCGCTATGGGGGAGACTTCAGGATCGCGACGGAAGAGTATTTGGCTTCTGTTGCAGAAAACGGTGTATCCGAGCCGTCCATTTGGCAAAAGATAAAATCGGCCATCCGCGGATTTTTCCGGTCGTTGGGAATCGATTTGCGTATGCGGGATGAAGATATTGCTTATATGTTATGGAAGAGTAAGAACCGTCTTGAAAAAGGTGATTCACTTGTTACGATCATTCATAAAGTGGCCAAAGATGGAAATATGCGTGATACATTGTTGTTTCGTGATCCCCTGGTGCGTGGCGGGATAATGCTTGGCACTCCATCGGAAGACAGAAGAACAATGATACGGACCATTGGTGTGGTATCGGAAGGTGCGAGAAGTTTTTCCACTATGACACGTGAATTCTACAAGCGTTTCCGTGAAGGCTACCAAGACCAGAAGATCCGCATCCGTGACTTTCAAAAGGCTGTAGAGAAAGAGACGGGACACAAAGTAAAAGATTATGAGGATGCCTATATCTACGAGAATACGACGCAGGGACGGGCAGAATATGATGTGAACCATTTCAAAGCGAATGAATTTGCCGTCTTAGTGAACGAGGTTGCCCGCTTATCCAGAGATGGCAAAAATATAGACAAGGAAAAACGACGTAAGGTTGATCTTTACATGAAGGCAAAGCACGGTTTGGAACGTAACGAGGTAATGCGTCGTGAGGCACTTGCATCAGTAGAACAGCCATCCCCCGAACTGATTGAATCGATCGGTAATAAGGACTTTGCCGGGCTGACCGCCATAACAAAAGCCTTATCTTCGGAGACAAAGGGCATGGATGAAGATATTGTTCGCCAGTTTGTCGAAAAGTTTGAAGAGGAAAATGATACGAAGAAACTTTGGGAGGCAGTAGGGATAGCAACCCGCGCTACGTTGGAAAAGATGTATCAATGCAATCTGATTAGCCGTGAATCCCGTGATCGTATTTCTGGTAAATATGAATATTACGTTCCTTTGAAAGAGTGGGAGGAAACGACTGCAGGCGATATCTGGGACTATATAGATAGTAACCGTGATATAGTTTCCAATCCGATCAAAAAGGCAAAAGGACGTACTTCTATGGCAGGTGACATCTTGGCGAATATTGCAAGCGACTACGAAAGCGCGACAATGATGGGTTATAAAAATCTTGTGAAACTTCGCTTTGCTAATTTGGTCCGAAATAGTAAGACCGGCATGGCAAGCGTTTCCAGACAATGGTATGTAAAGAGCGGTGTTGATACCGAAGGTCGTACTCTTTGGGAGCCAGTGTCCGCAACTGGATTGACAGAGGATGCCGAAACGAATGCAAGTATCATTAATGATTTCGAGGAAAAGATGAAGGAACTGCAGGAGAAAGGTGAGGCTAAGACGCAACAAGAAGTATTGAACCTTGGTGTGCCGATCAAAGATTGGCAAGAGCAGCAGCATGTCGTCAGGGTAAAAGAAGGTGGACGTGACCTATTGGTTTACATCAATGGGAATCCAGTCGTTTCTCAAGCAGTCAATGGCATTAATAGAGCGAGTCTTGATAATATGGTTCTGAAAGGATTGAACAATGTGCGTAAATTCATGATGCAGAATTACACTTCGCGCAATATTAATTTCATCCTCCGCAACTTTGCACGTGATTTTTTCTATGCCAACACGATGAATTTTGTAAAATATGGAGCAGCTTACGAAGGAAGGTTCCTTAAAAACTATCCTCTGGCCCTTTGGCGTATCGCCAAAGTAGAAATAGGGGGAAGGACTGATTTGGAATACGAAGCGTTTCTTCGTGGTGGCGGCAAGACCGGATACGTAGCGACATTCGGTTATGATAAGTACAAGAAAGAGGTGGAACGTCTGTTGAATAGAAACGCAGGGGGCCGTGTCCGTGTCAAAGATGTGTTCAATGTGCTTGGGGGATACTTCGAAATGGTGAACGGCGTGGTAGAAAACGGTGGACGCTTTACTACTTATCTTACAGCCAAAGAATCTGGAATGACAGAACTACAAAGTATCAACGCAGCAAAAGAAGTGTCGGTAAACTTCAATCGACGAGGTAGCGGTGCGATGGGTGCGGTTTATATGCAGAACTTCTTTCATTTCTTTAATGCGGCTATACAAGGAACGCATAACTTTGCTCATGCGGCAAAGCATAATCCCGTACGAGCAGGTGCGGCTATTGCTATGTGGGCGACGCTTGGATTTGCCGTTAGTACTTTGTCTAAAATGCTTTTCGGAGATGATGACGAGTATAACGATATCCCAGATTATATACGGCAGAATAATTTGGTCCTGCCTATAATGGGTGCACCGGGGAAATATGTACTCTTACCTCTTCCAGTTGAGCTTCGAATGCTGTTCGGGCTTGGTGATATGTCGGCACAGTATACAAGAGGCGAATATAAGGGGCGTGACTTTACATCGGATGTCATGGGTAAATTAATGGATGTGCTTCCACTTAGTATTGAGTCAAATGCGACAGATAATCTTGTCGAAGCAGCCACTCGTACATTTACCCCGGACATGATATCTCCAATTACGGAGGCGTATCTCTTCAATGAAAACTACTTCGGGAAACGGATCACGGGGCGCAACGAGTTTAATAAGTATGTTCCAGAATATCATAAGGTAACGACTGGAACCAGCAAAGCGATAATCAAAGCCTCCGAACGGCTGAATAGTCTGTCGGGAGGCGATTATGCCTCTAAAGGAAAATTGGATTATGCTCTTTTGAATCCTTCTGCCGTAGAGTACCTTTTCGAACAATACTTAGGTGGCGTAGGTAAAGCCATCGCTCAATGTTACAAAACGGTGGAAGGCGCAGTAACCGGAGATGTGCAGCTTAGGAATATCCCGGTTGTGAGCGGGCTGACCTATGACACGGAAAATATGGTTCCGCGTAATTATACAAACGAACGCTATAACCATTACGTGAAAGAGTATGAAGAGATGCAGAGTAGGGATAGGATGTACCGTAAAGGTCTCGAAGGAGGTAAGGACCTGTCGGGTAATTACAAATCCTTTGCCAATAGTCGTGCATACCGGCGTTATCAAACGACCGGCTTTTATAAAAAAGCGATTGAAAGTATGTATGATATGGCCCGCTTGATGGATGGAGAAGAAAAGAAAGCTCTTTACGAACAGGCGAGAAAGACAAAAGAAATGATGATTAACGAATTAGACAAAATAGGAGATGAATAGAAAGTTTTATAACCGTAGATTGAAACCGGGAGTGGAGCGGGATGGTCGTACCCGGTCAGCTATTAGTTTGACAAAGGCTACAGATGTGCTGAAAGAGGCTGAAAATGCTTGGTGGGGACTTAGTGAGGTTCGCAAGAAGGCTGCACGTTCCCAGATGTATGGATTTGAAGATCAATGGGGCGATCTTGTTATTGATCCAGCAAGTGGGAAGAAAGTGACAGAAAGTGCATATATTCGATCGCAGGGTAAAGTGCCTTTGAAAAACAATGTTATTCGCCCGATTTTGAAAAATATCGACGGACAATTCCGAAATAACCAAACGAAGCCCGTTTGTGTTGTTAGGGACAAAAGGGAAAGTAAGATTGGAGAAATGATGAGCATTGCAATTGAGTATTGCCATCAGATCAACGAAACGACGGAAATGGATGCTGCAAGTTTGACGAATCTTATGCTTTCAGGGTTATGCGCCCAACGGGTAGAGTACGGCATGAATCCGGCTAAACAAAATTTGGATGTGTGGGTTTATCCAACCAATACTTATCGGTTATTCTTCAACACGGATATAGAAGATCCTCGGACATGGGATCTTCGTATTATCGGGGAAATGTATGATATGACTCTTTCGGATATTGTGGCCGCATTTGCCCGTGATAAAACAACCTGTGATGATATTTATCGGATTTACGGTGATCACAACGGGGCTACCTGGGCTGATTCGTTTGGATTACAAGGGGACCAGAACAAAAATATGGATTTTTATATGCCGTCCCGTCCAGATCTTTGCCGGGTGATCCTTGTTTGGAAAAAGGAAAGTCGGGAAGCACTTTTTTGCCGTGACCTATTGAGTGGGGAATGGTGGTATTCCAATCTTTCCGACAAAAAATCGATAGATGTTTTAAATAAGCAGCGTATGGAAGAAGCGTTAGCTAACGGCATGGACCCGGAAGATGTGCTTCTTGTGGAATATACCTATTCAATTGAGCAATATTGGTACTATCGTTACATGACTCCATTCGGAGATGTGTTACAGGAAGGGCGTTCACCTTACTGGCATAAAGAGCATAATTACATATTGAACATTTATCCGTTTGTCAATGGTAAAGTCTTTAATTTTGTTGATGACTTTATTGATCAGCAAAAGTACATAAACCGGACGCTTACGATGATCGATTTTATTCGTTCGTCTACTGCGAAAGGACTTCTCATTGTGGATGAAGATGCTTTTCAGGGAATGAGCCGGGAGCAGATTGTAGATGAATATGTGCGTTATAATGGTGTGCTTTTTGTTCGTCTTAAACAGGGCCAGAATATACAGAATATCGTTCATCAATATAACGGTTCTGCGGCTGTTGCCGGAGATTACGAACTATTGAACTTACAATTGAAACTTATCAATGATATTTCTGGTGTAAATTCTGCAATGCAAGGCCAAACGCCATCTTCTAATACGCCATCTTCACTTTATGCCCAGCAGGTTCAGAATTCAAGTATGAATGTTAAAGGCTTGCTTGATTCTTTTCGTAATTTTCAAAAGAAGCGAGACAATAAAGTAATGAAGACGATTCAGCAATTTTATACTTCTGCTCGATATATAGACCTTGCCGGATCGGACTATTCGAAAGAAAGTAAATGGTATGATCCGGAAAAGGTGCAAGATTCAGAAATAGATGTCTATATTACGGAAGGTTCTAATACTCCGGTTTATCAAATGGTGATGAATGATTTCTTGATGGAGCTTTACAAAAATCAGGCAATAAATGTCAAGCAATTGCTTGAAAATTCGTCGCTTCCGTTTGCTGAACGTATTTTGGAAAGTATTAAGCGGGATGAAGCGGAGATGTTGCAGGCCCAAGAGGAAGGTCGTATGGCGCAACTTCAGGGAATTCCTTCTGAGGTCATAGGCCAAATCCAGGCATAATTTAAAATAACGAGGCAAGATGAAATGATCTTGTCTCGTTTCATATTGTGGCTTCCGATATGACCTTACGGGTTGGTGTGGCTATTGGGGTATTTACGGCAAATGGAAGACCTATCCGATAGCAGATCCATACGCCGATAGCACGAGTCATGAGTCTGTCATCATGCATTCCTTCGACAGCTCCCATTGTTTTACCATCTTCCTTGATTTCAAATGTGTCGTGTTCGTCTACGGCTTCCTCGCATCTTTCGATGTATAAAGAATCCCGTATTGCTTTTGCTTGATGGGAGATAACCATAGGCTTGGTTGATGTGTTGGTGTGAAATCCCCATTTTGCTGGGGCGCCTTGTCTGATTTGGTCGGCTGGGGTGCGACAGTAGAGATTGGAGTAATGCCCTGCTATCTCGTCTAAGATGTATTCGAAATTATTGCCTTCCGTGCCTTCTGTTTCAAGCGTGTTACTTTCTATTACAACCATAGCATCCTCCTCGTCAGCATAAAATGTTGCCATCTGTACAGCCTTCCAAGCGCCTTTATCATGGTCGATATGGCCATGCCATTCGGCGACCACTTCCGGGATGCCTCCGTCCATCATCCAATAGCGATCAAAGACGGTGATATCCGTGTAGTCGGCTTCATCTGAAACTCCCCCTACATCCATAACGACAATATAACGATTTCGATATCGTTTTGATTTATCCGGCATTTTCCAAATGGACAAGCAGCCCATTTCTTCTTTTGACAACCGAAGATTCTGAAGGCTTTCTACACCCGTTTCTTCCGAACCTGAAATTTCACCATGAAAAATAGGATCGATGCAAGTTTCGCGTAGTTTGAGCGTGTCTGAAAGCCGGAAACGTCGTCGACCGGTAGATTGAAAGGCTTCTGTTGGAGTGCTTGGATATTCAGAATTCATACGCCAAATATCTTTCATGTCTTTCTTTTTTTCTCTATACCAAGCAATAGCTTCCAGTGTAGCTCCCAGTTTCCAAAGGTCCCATTCGTATTCGTCCATAGAATGGATAAACTCTTCGTGGTTATCAATAGGGATTGAATAAATATCAATATCAAACCATGCTACAAAAACGGGGAGCAGGTTATTTTTACCTTTGACAGCCTGTTGCCATGTACGATGAAAAAAATTACCAACGCCTTTTGCCGTACTTTCCAACCCTAAAATCGTATATGCTGTATCATAAATGGAACCGGATATAGACTGGATAAGATCCTCCGGCTTTTTGCCTGGTGTAGCTCTCCAAAGTCCAATTTCGGTTAGGTGAGCTCCTGATATGTCACCGCTTCGAAGTGTATCGGGTTTTTGGAAAGATCCGATCGAGACAACACAATTTGTGTTTTGAATGACTTTGTTTTTGCTTGAACCTTCAAAGGGTGTGAATTTAACCGTTTCTCCAAGCAGATAAGAAGGGTATTTGTTTAAAGCCTTCGTGATCATTGCCCGAACGTTTCTTGACTGTGTTTCCACATCTCCACAAATGACGGTATTCCAGTTTCGACGGTGTACGAGCATTATCCAAAGCATATAAATTTGGACGAGTGTTGATCCTCCCCACTGTCGTGCTTTTAAGAGGATAAACTTGATAGGCTTTCCGGCCTTTCGTAGTTTTTCAAGTTTATTCAGTACTCTTCTTTGCGCACGGTTTAGTTTAAATGGGATATCTTTTGGGCTCACTTTATCTTTTATAAAGATGAATGAATAGGCCCAGTATTCAAAATCGTATATTATCCGATATTTTATAAATTCAATCCAAAGCTGGTTTAGGGCTTCTTCGGAATACTCCACTTCTTTAATAAATCGGATAATATATCCTTTGAATCCGTATTTGGCGAGTCTACGGATAAACAGGTTTTCTTTTATCAATTCAACCGGTAAATACATATCGCCAATAGGGGAGTCTTTTATTGAAATCTTTTTTCGTTCCCCTACGGCGCCAAGACCGGTGACTGGATTGTATGGTGCGTTTATTATTTCGTGTCTTTTTCTGTTTTCTTCCAAGATATTTTCGATCTCGAAATCATTGTGAATGTCGTGCATAATCGAGATAAAATGAATGAGATTGCTAAAGCTGAAATGTGTATTTTCCAATTAATGACATTGTAGCCGAACATCGACTGCAGCATTAACATTATAAGCAGCATGATTGTATATTTCTGTCGCATCGAATGTCCGTCTTGCCATATTTTGCTTAAATACATGCCGATCATGGAAAATATAATGGTTGATGCGCCGAATGTCGGTTTTTCAGAGCAAAAGATTGCTGAAGACAGGATTACAGATATCGGTATTACGATAACCGGGGCTTTGCGTCCATAATATTCCGCAATCACTGGTTTATATATCAGATATCCGATTGAATTGAAGAACATGTGCATAAAGGTCAGATGTATGAAATTGTATGCGATCAGTTGCCAGTATCGGAATCCGGAGGACAGCCCGTAATCGCTTAGATCGTAGTACCGTGATAGGGAATAAAAAAGGACAAATATGAATACCAGAATCATTTTCTTTTTAATTTGTCATTAATAATGCGTACAAATTGCCTTTTTTCGATATAGAAAGAGGAAGCTTCATTATTGATGATGGTCTCCAAATAGCTATATCCCGGATATTTTAACCCTTTTGCAACAAATTTCCTGAAAATGCTGTCGTACATGTCTATTTTCATGGGGTTGTACATGTCCGGTTGTATCCCTCTATACATAAGCGATATGTTTCTGATAGCGACTTCTAAGGTGATGTAATACCTTGGAGCCGGATAAGACATCGCTTTTTCAATGATCGTGTTTTTGGGAACTCGGCGTGCAACATCCCCCAACTCCTTTATTGCCCTTTCGTACGCCTTGAATACATCCTCTTTTTTTTGCCAGTTTTCTGTCTTTGCCATGAAAAAATGCTTTGGTCTGTTATAATGGCCCAAATATATAACATTATAACAGATTAAACCACAAAATAATGTCTTTACTTTGCTAAAGTAATACTTTAAATATTTTTTCATGAACAATAATGTAGGAAACGAAGAAGAAAAAGTGCCTGTGGAATCTTCAGGGACGACGAATGGGCCTTCCAAGAAACAGGCTTATTTGGATTATATGCGTTCTCGTATGGGAGAGTCTTATGGTGAAGATGAAGACTCTGTTTATTCTGACATGCTTGATTATCGGCAAAAGAATGACGAATCACAGGAGCGTATGACCGAAATACTTTCAAAAGATCCGCGTCTTGCACAAGTCCTTTCGGACATGGCTGGCGGTAAAAGGGGGGCAACTTCGGCTCTTGTACGATATTTCGGAAAGGATATTTTGGGAGCAGAAGAAGGTTCGGACGAGTGGAATGATTTGCAGAATGCCGAGAAAGAGCGCATGGAAGAATTGGAATCCATGCGTAAAAGCAAAGAGGAATACGATGTAAATATTGAAGCGAGTTTACCGGTTCTGGATGAATTTGCCACATCCAGAAAAATCGATATCGATGAATTTCTTGACAGTGCCTACAGCCGGATACTTGAGCCCATTTTCAAAGGAAACTACACTACCGAACTGTTGGAAATGTTGTACAATGCCATGAATTATAAGACAGACATTGAAGAATCTTTTCAGTCTGGTGTTGTTGCAGGGAGAAATCAAAAGATTGACAGGATGAGAAAGGATAATGCCGGTGACGGATTGCCAAGATTAGGGGCAAGCACCGCTTCAACGGTTAAACGTGCCGAAAAAAAGCCTTCTTACAAGTCGAGCGTATGGAATGATTAATCAATTTTTAATAAGTAAAGCGATGGGAAAATTTGTAAATTATGTGAGAAACGAAAAGGGATTTATTTTATCCTTGGTGTTAATGATTCTTGGGATTGCGTTTGGAGATGCGTCTGTCCTTATGGCTGAAGGGGTAACTGTTGCTCCGCCAGCACCAGAAGGGGGGACGGCTACGGAAGGACATGAGGGTTTGCAAACACAGTTAGGAGGGCAGGATACTTCTGTGACCACTTTGGAAAGAGGTGGTGAAACGGGCGATATCATAGCTGAAGACATAGACGAGGATATTGCGAAATTCCGTCCTGATTTTTTCCCGATTGACACAGTTGCCCGAAAAGCGGCAAAGAAAAAGAGAAAAACGAATTATGTTGTCAAGCATTATAATATCGATGCTTCCCGTATCACTTGTATCACGAACGCAGAACATACGGAGTCTGCAAGTAAAAAACGTGTAGCATTGCCTATTGATGCAGCGGACGGCAGTGTGTTTAACGTATATGACACAATCAACGTTCGTGGAGTGGACGGTTATGCAAGCGATGGTTCGACGGTCACTCCCGGCGTGGATCTGATGCTTTATGTTGTGGCACTGGATGGTTCGTCGGGGCTTCCAGTAGTTGTGGCTATTAATGGAAAAAAGCAAAACCCGGCAGACGTGGAATGCTATGTCCCTTCTATTCCGGAGGGCACAGCCTTGTATTGTATGGCCAAGGCCGGCAGCGAAAGCCAGTTGTTCTGTCCTCCGACTAATCAGGCGCCTACGCCTCGCGAAGTCTATATGCAGCGGAAGATGTCCAACACTAAGTTTACCGAATATTTCGAGAATGTGAAGAAAAAGGTGGCTTGGGATAAGGAAGATGTAATGGAAAATGACCTTTGGGAATTCCGTCGCAAATGCGAAGTGTCCTATTTGCTGGGTATCAAGGGTAAGATCGCGATCAAGGATGCGCAATATCCGAATCGTGGAATTGAAAACGTGTATTTTCAGGAGGGGATCATGTGGTCCATCAAGAAACACTATGAATATACGAAAGGTAAGTTCAGCTTTGCGGATTTTATAGGTATTACCAAAATGAAATTTACCGGCAACAACGGAAGCAAGGAAGCCTTTGTTGGTGTTGGCAAGGATTTGTTGGAAGATATGATGAAAGTCGATTACACGTTGACGAAAGATATTAACGTGAAATCCAGAGAGAAATGGGGTATCAAGTTCCAAGCCTTCGAAAGCTCTTTCGGAACGATGAATGTTGTTCATTTGCCTATTCTGGACGAAGTCGGTTTGTCGGAGATCGGTATTTGTCTTGATCTTGATATGTTGGTTCTCTACAAAATGGAGGAGGAGCGACGGAATATCAATATGGAAACACAGGGCGAAGCAGCCGAACGCAATGTTACGATTCAGACAGACTGTTTAACGTTGAAAGGATACAGTCATCTGCTGATCAAGCCGAACACGTCCGGTTTCAATGATGCGGAACCAGATCTTGTAAAGGCAAAAACAAATGATGGTGCGACTTTGCTAAGTGAGGGAAATAAGGAAGGCGCTATCCTGTACTTGAAGAAGGATGTTGCATCGACTGAAACCAACGATGAGCTGAAGGCCGGTATGTTGGCTCAGTGGAATGGGACAAAATGGGTAAAGTATGATGGAGATGTCTATATCGGAGCCTGATAATTAATGTTTAATTAGAAAAGGGGGATTCTGCATTTTTAGATTCTCCCTTTTTAGATAGAGATAAGGTTATGTATAAGAAAATATATGGCACATCGTCTGCCGAACTTTCGACGATTATTAATGTAGGTGGTATTCCAAGACGTATTGAATTTACAGGAGGTGTTCCATCTGGGGTATCACGGGTATCTGCAAGATTTGTAACTTCTGACAAACGGTTGCAAGATGCAATAGAGTCGGACCCAAGGTATGGTGAGCTTTTCTTTCTTGAAGTAATTTCGCCTATGCAGTCTAAAGAGAGAGTAGCAAGCAACGGTAAGGTAAAAGAGTATAATTACATTACGCGTGTTCAGGATGCTATAAACGTGTTAGTCACCAAGCATGGTGTCCAGTTAGATTCTCTGAAGAGTAAACAGGACGTAAAAGAAGCGGCCAAGAAAAAGAGTGTATCATTCCCTAATATGAGATAATCATGACAAAGCAGGGTATAATAGATAAAACCAGAGCGATAATGAATGAGATAGGCGAGGAAGAAAATCTCTCATTGTTATCAGAAGATACAGTAAAGCTGGCAGAGTATATAGAATCTGTTATACCTGATGCTATAAATCTCATAGCACAGGATGAAAATGTCTCTATTGCTTTGTTGAACACCGGAAATATGACATCTGGCGGAACAAGTAATGAAGGTTGTACGGTAATTCCTTTACCGCAAGATTTTTTACGTTTTGTGTCTCTACGTCTTTCGGGATGGAAAAGAGAGGTTCAAAGAGTTTCTCCATTTGGAAGTGAAGACTATAAGATTCAACACAATGCCGTTACCCGAAGTGGTGTAAATAAACCTTCATGCGTTTTTTCTCATAATAGGACAGGGCTGTGTATAGAATGTTTTCCGTCCGGTGAATTACAATATTTCAATTATGTAAAAAGCATGACGGACTTATCTGATGATAGTCTTTCGAATTACGGTGAATCATTAATGCCCGCGATTTGTTACGCTTGTGCTTATTTGGTATATAATATATTCGAGATGGCCAATATCGCTGAGCAAATGTTGAAAATAGCAGTTCAAGTCCTTCCGAAAATACAATGAGATATCAGTTAGATGAAGATAAGGGTGATATCAGATATGAGGTAGAAAATGAAAGACTCATATTAAAGGTAAAACCAGAGGTCGTAGAATCAGCAGGGAAAAGCGATATATATGTAATTGCAACAAATGATAATGCGACTCCTACTGACCGCAATGTGTTTTCCGCTTTGCGCTCTTTAGCCGAATTCATCAATAAAAAGAAGAATGACATTGTGCAAGGTGTAATAACCTTCATGAATGGACTGCGTATTGGAAAATTTGTTTCGGGGATGATTGGCGGCACGGGCGCCGCCATATGGATAGACGAGAACGGAAAGACGATACTGGAGGCAGACAAGGCCCATTTTCGGGAAGAGTTGATTGTTCCCAAGATAACCTTTAACTGTATTGATATTATCTCAGGAGACAAGGCGAATACTTTTGCCTACGGGACGATTAAAACCGTTGACAAGAAAAAACGCATTGCAAAACTCGACCTTTTGGACGATCAGTGGGGAACGCTGCACATAAACGATATTTGCCGTGGTGTCTTCCATAACTTAGAAGGAGGAAACCAAACACAAGACCTGTATGACGATAACGGATTCATGGGATATTCCGGTTTTGCCACTTCATATTTTACTCCAACTCGGATTGTAGAGAGCAAAGCCGGGCTGATGAGTTTTGAATACAATTTGCAGGTCGGCACAAGTGTACATCCTATACCGGGGATGAACTTCTTTGCATATGGAAACTTTACCGATAAAGAACGACAAGGTATCACTTATGAAAACCGTTACTACCGTCGTATATTGGATAAGGTGGATACATGGAAAATTGATCCAGATAAACATATTATGTATCAATCTGGATTGTTAGAGGGGTTGATTATTGGCGGCATGGAGATGCACGGGCACGGTACATTCCAGAAAAACAGCTATCTAACCGGAGTTCAAATACAATTTACACCGGAACAGATAGAGCAGTTCAGTGCTTACAGTGTGAATCTATCAAGCTATGAAGGTGTTGTAACAGTTGATGAAGAAGGAAATATCATAAATGGTGCAAAAACGCTAAAAAATGTCAGCACGGGAGATATGAATGTTATTGCGGGAGAAGATAACGTGGTAACGATGGATTTCCGGCTATCTACCCGTATACAGGCGTTCAAAGGGGAAAAAGAGTTAATCTATTCAGAAACGCTCGAAGAAGGAGCATTCATGGTTGCTCTTGAGCCGATCGGATGCACGGCCCATGTTGAGAATGGGGTTGTGGTGATAGATTCTCTTGTCGATTTGCACAATATGAGCGTTGGTATAACTGTTAATTGCGAAGGTAACGCATCGTTCTTAAAAACATATTGCATAACCGCTAATCAAAATGGTTGGAACGCAATGACAGCAGATTTATCCAATGAAATGTGTGCTGTACATTGTGATACGGATGGGAATGTTCTGAATGGATTGCCTTGCAGAACGATTGTGAGTATGTGGTATGGGACGCAGCTTCTTCCGCTCGACAAATTGGAGATAGAAGCACCAGAAGGAGTGTCCGTTTCGCATGACATTGCCACAGGTACGGTTATGGTCACTTCTATTGAGCCATCGGCGACTGCTGGAAGCCGGATCATAGCGATACCGATTAGGGTATACGCAACGTTTGTCGGAGTGCAATATTCGAAGCAGGTCCAATTCAGCATTACGAAGTTGACGGATGGCGATCCGGCTATCATCTACGACCTGCTCCCGTCTGACAACTCCGTCAAGAAGAACCCGGACGGCTCGTATTCCGTATCTTCCATTTCGTGCGTACTGCGCAAGACGGACGGCAAGAATGCACCGGTACAGGTAAACACCTTGCCGGAAGGTTATACCATGATGCGTAAGATTGATAGCGGATCAGAGGCAGCCTACACCATCGGAAGCTCGCTTTCTATAACGTCTGCCAACACAAGCATCACATTCTCCCTTTATTGCAACGGGCAATTGGTAGACCGTGAAACGATATTGGTGCTACGTAACGGAGATAAGGGAGAGCCGGGGGATGATGGAAGACCAGGAGACAAAGGCGATCCGGGCGAAAATGCCTACACCTACAGTATTTCACCGGCACAGTTTAACATCGGGAAAACGTCGACAGGCTCGTTGCAGCCCTCTTCGTTCACTTGTACTTGCTACAAAAATGGGAACAATACGCAGCAGACGGAGACAGCCCGGTGGTATGCTTACAGGAGTAACGATAACAATTCGTGGAGCCAATATGACAGCAAGACTTCCTATTCGGCCACATTCAGTGTATCGGTGTCATCATCATACAAATATTACAAGATTGTAGCGAAGCCATACGACGGCATCGAATGTGTTGCTTACGCTCAGGTCGTGGAGGATGGGGCAGACGGAACTCAAGGGCCCGTGGGTGCAATGCCGCGTGCGCGTGGCAAATATTCGTCGAGTACGACTTATGTCTACAACAGCGAATATCGTGATATCGTGTACACAGACGACGGGCGTGTTTGGATGGTAAAGAGCTACGGGCAGTCGTTCTCTAATGTTGCTCCTCCGAACAGCAGCTATTGGGTAGAGGGCAACAAGCAGATATTTACCGCAATCGATACCGCGCTGATCGACGGAGCTAACATTGCCGGTTTCCAGTTCAAAAACCAGAAGATGCAATCGTCCAATGGCAATTTGGTATTGGACGGAGTGAACGGAAAGATCGCAGCTAAAGACGCAGCCATTGAGGGAACGTTGGTTGCCAAGGATATTAAAGGATCGAACCTGATAGCCCTTTCTCACGTAGTCAAAGTAACGATCAAAGGCAGTACTGTAACGACAACGAACATCAAAGGAGGTACACCCGTATTTGGAGTAGATGTTCCAATAGGAGGATGGAGATTAGTTACTTTAGGTGGTGAAAAGTGTGTGGCTCCTCCCTATGGTTTATATGACTTTAGTAGGTTGTATCCTATAGTCTTTGGTTCGCCTAATATGACGGACTCGAAGCACTTGTATGTATCTGTGCTCAAAGATTACCAAGCAAGCTTTCCTTGGGCGTTCAGCATATCGGATGACTCCACTTGGAACGACGGTTCATTCTATGTGCTTTGGGTGGCGTTGCCTAAATAAAAACAAGCATTAAGAGATATGAAAGTAAAAGTAGATTTCGGCTCATTTCCCATGTATATGGGGGACGACAAACAGGAAAAAATAGTCTGTGACATCCGTAAAGGGTTTGCGAGCAGGATATATACGGACATCTCCGGTATTGAAGCACATTTGCTGGCAGAAAAAATATACCGCTCGGAAGGTGTAATTGAGCTTAATGAGGGGGAATGTGCCATTATTGGCAGCGCGGCGGAAGTGCTGTTCTATGGTTCTTTCGCTGATAGTTGGCACGACTACATGGAGAAACACAAAGAAGAATAGCCTTATGGACAATCTCGACATTAGCAATTTCCGTAGCGTTTCATCTGCAAAAGATGCTGACAACATCCTGATGGTTCTCTCTGACGGGATGAACGGCAAGATGACGGTCGGTCTTTTCAAAACCGTCTTCGGAAAGGGTATCGCTCCGAGCATCAAGAACGGCAAATGGTGGGTTGGAGAGATAAACACAGAAGTCGATGCAGAAGGTAAAACTCCGGAATTTCGTAAAACAGAATCTGGAATTGAATATAAGTACATTTCCGATCCGGATACCACATGGCGCCATTTGGTCGATATAGCTGACATCAAGTTGTATTTGGATGATCTGACAGAAGAAGAGAAACGGTCGCTCATACCAGGATTGGACGATTTTACCCCCGAAGAGATAGCCGAGCTTCAACGTCCGGCTGCGGAGATGATCGCGAAGCTGGAGGAAACCGACCGCACGGTGTCATTCAATGAACAAACACGTATCAGCAATGAAAACACGCGAATCGATAATGAAAACATTCGTAAACGACAGGAGAACGACCGCATACTGTTTGAGAACAAACGTGCCGAAGCGGAAACTGCCCGCGAGAAAGGATTTCAAGAATCCACAAAGAAAGCGAAAGAAACGACTGAGGCAGCACAAATCCAAGCGGATCGCGCACAAGCCTATGCAGATAACCCGGCGAAGATCGGGGAAAACGGCAACTGGTGGGTGTGGGATGAAGAAACTGGGGAGTACCGCGACACCGGAACATTTGCCCGTGGTGACACCATGTTCGCTACATTCGACATCGACATCAAGACGGGTAGCCTCGTATGCACTATTCCAGACAAATATACCGGTCCCAGCTTCTCGCTTGAAAACGGAGAATTGTATGTAAACATAAATGAATAAGATATGGGAAAGACGAATTTAGGCAGGGTTACATTCATACCGCGCGGACGTTACGCCGCTAAGGAAACCTACAACCGTCTCGACCTCGTGTTTCACGAGGGTAGCTCCTATGTATGCCTTGTCGACGGCACAAAAGACACGGAACCGGTCGATGGCGTCACGTGGATGATGATTGCCGAGAAAGGGGCAGCTTCATGGGGTGAAATGACCGATGAAGAAAAGACCGAGGCGTCATTCGAATTAGGCAAGGAACTGTTCGGTTTTGTGCCGGTCTTGCTGACGGAAAACGAGTATGAGAATTTGGGCGACCGGATTGATCCGGACACCATGTATTATGTGTTGGAGGAATAGCGTATATGGGAATCGTAGTAAAAGGAAAAGAGGTAGTTGCCATCTACTACGGAAAGATCGCCGTGGAAGCTGTCTATAAAGGTGCACGGCTGATATGGGCTGCTGCCCGTAGCTGTTTCGGAAAAGGATATTGGATAGCCGATAAGCCTTGGTCGTCGGAGGAAACATGGAAGTCAAACAATAAACAAAAATAGTATGGCAAAGTTAGTATTGGACAAAGAGATAGAATCAATCGAAACACCGTGGGACGGTGCAGAAGGCACATATCCCGGGCGGCGTGTGGAAGAGTTTATCAAGAAACAGTTCAAAGGCAAGGCCGGGTATTTGTCTCGGACGACCGGCAAGGAGGCGGACGGCAATTATCACCTTCGCGGTTTTGCAGACGAAGAACGCTATAACGAATGGAACAGCGATCCGGAAGCGTTTGCGACAAACGTCCTGTTCGACATTGCCCTGCCGAGCGGTGACGGATCGAGTTCGGCTACGAGTTACATCTTGAACTTGGTGAACGGTTCCGACCGAACTATTATCACGACGTCAAGAAAGTTGAGCGTAAAATTGCGCTTCACATCGCAAGTATTCAACCCGGCTACACAGCAGACCACCGACACTGGTGAAATGGGTATCTTGACAATACAGACTAAAGTCGAGGGTGCAAGTAACTGGAGCACCAAAGGGACGCTGAAGATCGAGAGCTACCCGGCCGATTCTACCGATTGGGTTGAAGTACCGATCGGCGACTATTTGACGCTCGGCCAACAGTCTGTACGTGTCATTTGCCGGGGCGAGACGACAGAACTTTCAACAACCTACGTTTCGTACAACATCACGGTGACAAGTCTTGCGCTTACGTTCGCTACGACGTGGGAAAACCCGTTTATGGGCGACCGCATCCCGCTGTCCTACTACGTGACCGGTAATATAGCAAAAGATTTGACCGTTCGGGTGACTGGCAAGGATTATGACGAAACGTTTACCCGGTCACTTGGGACGAATGTGTATACAGAAACGCCGTACATCTTGGAAATCGATAGCCCTAAGAAACACGGTATCTATACTGTTACATCTTATTTAAGCAGTGGATCGGCCGTGAAAACCGATGATTTGGTGTCACAAATTATGGTGGCCGAAGAAGGGGAAACGGGCATATTGTTGGCATTGAACGGCATTCAGCGAAACATTACCAACTGGAATACGGTAAAGTTCTTCGAGTGGGCGGTTTATAATCCGTCAGCCGAAACAACACCTGTGCAATTTCGCTTGATGGACGACAAGCTCTCCGAGGCTTATTTGACGCAGGATATTCCGGCGGCCGCCAATCGTACCAAATACGAACTTAGTGCGATGGTCGAGGTCGAGACGGAAGAAGATGCCGGTGATACACTGAACGGGCGTATGCTCTTCTACTCTGGTGAAACGGAACTGCGGCAGCAGCTTCTCTTCACTATTGACAACAGCGAAAATTTCTCACCAACCAAAGGGGCTGACTTTGTACTGAATCCGAAACAACGCACCAACACGGAAGCAAACCCGATGATGATCATCAACCAAGAAACAGGAGAAGTGGTTCCGTCCACATGGAGAGGTCTTAGAATGCTTACCGATGGATGGGTGACTGATTCGGCCGGGGCGAAATGCTTGCGCGTGCTTGCCGGAAGTTCAGTCGAGATCGAATACGAAAGTTATACGGAAACCACCGGACAGACACAAGAAGATTCACTGACCATCGAGATTGATTATGCGTCAAGAAACGCGACAGACCTTATCGATCCGATCATCCGCATGTGCTCCACCTATACAAGTGACGGTCTGCCGCTCGGTTTGGAGATACGCCCACAGGAAGCATATTTTCTTACTACAGGTCATCGTGTACCGTCCGATCAAGATGTGATGTTTCAAGAGGACACACGAACACATTTGGCCGTAAATATCATCTATAACCTCAGCGGACATGGTATCAGTTACGTGCGCCTGTTTATCAACGGTATTATAAACCGTGAGTTCGTCTATACGGATACAGACAAGTTTATCCAAATGGTCGGCGGTATGTTGACGTCGCACGGTATCCGCATCGGCTCCGAAACGTCGGACGTGGACATCTATGGTATTCGGGTGTATAAGAAAGCTCTTTCAGCTACCGACATCCGGCAGGATTATATGGCGAGCATGACGGAGGTAAGCGAAAAGATTGCGTTCCGCGATAAGAACGACATCTTGTACAACAACCTGATCAACTACGAACGGGCCTCACAGAAGTACAACACGATGCTCTGGACAGGAAAACTGCCGTATATTCTGGATCAGGGGAAGAAGACCGGCGACCTTATGATCAATATCGTGGGTGATCCGTCCCATTCCGGTACGATAAAGGGCATGAGTGTAAAAGGACAAGGATCATCGTCAAAGAAGTATTTCTACTGGAATCACCAGTACGGATTCGGGGATTTTCATTGGATCGACGGCAGCGGAAAAGACCGTGGTGCAGCCTACCAGCTATCGGATGATGTGCCGCCGGCAACCAAACTGGTAGCCAAACTGAACTGGGCTTCATCGCAACAGAGCCACAAGGCCGGATCGTGCGACCTTTACCATGAATTGTGGAAAGAGGTGGTTGGTGGCAACTCCATCACGGAAACGGATGGCTACGAGAATTGCCGTGTCTGTGTCAAGCAGCTGCCCTTTATGATGTTTGTCCGCGAAAACGAATCGGCCGAGCCTGTATTCTACGGACTGGTGACGTTCGGACCCGGCAAAGGCGATAAGCCGACATTCGGATATAACAAAGAAGTATTTCCCGACTACCTGATGATCGAAGGATCGGACAACGGTGCAGTACTGACACTGCATCAAGTGCCTTGGAATGAAGATGTGGAACCGTCCATTGATGACGAGGGAGAATTGGAGGGATGGAAGTATAACGGGGTTGTGTCTTGGGATTTTGACCTTGGAAATGAAAAGTCTATTCCCTATTTCCAGAATGCACACAATTTCATTTATCAATGCTCCAACCGCTTAAAACCGTTTGTAGGGACGCTGGCCGAATTGCAGGCTGCTGGTGCTGACCTTGAAAAAGACAAGATGTATTGGGTGACGGCCGACGGTGGAAACGCTGTTAGATACGATCTCTTCCGCTACGACTGGCTGACATCTATGTGGGTGGATGCCGGGGTGAAAAAGCTAGCGCCGGGTAGCTACGAAAAACTGAATTTACGCACACAGCTCAACGATTACCTTCCCGGGTTCGATGAATCAGAAGCCGTGCAGAACCAGATTTGGGATGAAGTGAACAAATTGCTTGTCAATGCGCGTGTAGCCATGTTCAAAGACGGA